TTCTGGCTTTTGCAGCTGTATAACCTGCAGTAATATTATTTTGAGCGGCTTGCACGTTAGCTAAGGCGGCTGTATAACCTGCAGTAATAGCTTGAGATGCTGCCATTACTGCTTGTCCAGAACTCGCTGCAGCATTTTGGAAACTAGCCATCTGACTCTTTAAAGAACCAAGAGCTTGGTTACTAGTATTAATAGCTGCCGCTTCGTCCTCTCTTGCCCAGGTTGATACCTGTAAAGCTCTATTGGCTGGAAGAATTGCAGCTAGTTCTCTAGATCTTTGCAGATTAGTAGCTTCTGTTTCTCTTCCCTGTGCTCTTAATAAAGCTATTTCAGCATTATTATATCTTTCAGTAATAGTGTTTTTCTCATTTAGTCTCTTGATTTCATCTTCGCGTCTCCAAATAGATATCTGTAACGCTCTGTTAGCTGGCTCTATAGCTGCTAATTCTCTAGATCTCTGTAGTTTAGTAGCTAATCCGGTTAATCCGGCAGCTCTTAATAACTCTACTTCTAGATCCTTATTCTTTTGAGTTAATGAGTTTTTCTGTTCTATTAGTGCAATTTCGTCTTTTAATAACTGATTACTATTGTACTGAGCTAATTCTCTCTCAGTGTATCCAGCAGTTATAGTCGCTGTATACTCAGCTTCAGTCATAGTTAATTTATTTAATGTATCTTGAAGTTCTTTGCCTTCTTTAACTAAATCATCGAAACTATCAGTTGCTTCTTCTATAGCAGGATATACCATAGTGAAAGCTTCTGCCAGATCCATTAAACTAGAGAATGTAGTTCTTCCGCTTTCTGTAGTTAAATCTAATGAATTAACTACTCTGGCAAATTCTTCACGAGTATCTACCCATGATAGACTCATATCCGCTAGTGTACTAGTAACATTCTCCATTACTGGAGCTAAACGTTGAGATTCTGTTAAGAAGTTTTCAGCAAAGAAATTAATTTGATCTGTGAACTCATCTAAACCGCCGGCAGCCTGCACTAAAGCTTCAGTAACTTCAAAACTAAAGTTACTAATAGTCATACCAACGCTTTCGACAGCTATTTTAATTTTATCATTAGCATCGATTACACGAATAGTAGTTTCTAGTAGACCTTCACCGAAGTCTGCATATTGCTGCATACTTTCAAATACAGTAGCTGCAGCACCATCCATAATAGAGCTAATTACGGCGTTAAACTCATTAACTAGTTCTTCACCCTTTAACCCACGTAGACTAATAAATGCTTTACCTAGATCTATATTATTTAGTTTATTTGTAACCGTTTCGGCTGTTAGTCCTACTCTATCACCTAATGCAATAAATAGTTCTTCTGCAGAGGCAAATATAGCAGAAATTTCCCTTTCTACTTCTGGAGGAACTCCTGTGACGTTGCGATCTTCAGAAGTTTTAGTACCACCACCAATACCAAGGAAACCACTCTTAACTGTAGTTTTACGAATAGTCTCATATGCTGAAACTAAACCAGTAGCTGAATCAGCTAACTGAGTAAATGTACCACTAAGAATAATACCGGAATCTATAATTTCTTCAGTAGTAGTTTTACCAAAGAAACCTTGAATACCACTGCTACTGGTACTAGAATCCGCTGTACCTGTTATAGAACCGCTGCGTAGTCCAGGAATTTTATATAGTGCTTTGGCGGTACTATTAATACCAGCATCAATATTTTCAAGAGCCTTAAGCATTTTATTGTCATACTTTAGGCCAGCTATAGTATTATCTTTTATTATCTCTAGAGAATTAACTATAGACTCAGACTTAGCCTCGGAATCTCCAAAAACTCCACCGCCATTTTCTTCTACTTTTCCGTTGTTCCAACTAGAACCAGTACCCTGAGTTTGCTGCATATCAGCAGCAGATAATCCTGCTGTGGGAACTGAAGATCCACTGCCACCACCAAGAGATGCCATTAACGCTATAAAACCTGCAGCGGCAGCTAATCCCGCAAATCCACCTTGTGATACTAACTTACCAACACCGCCAGTAATTAACCCAGGTAGAGCTTTTAATTGTTCTGCCATTTGCTGTGCTTGTAAAGTCATTGACATAATAGCAGAGGCTTTCTGTATTCCATCAAATACTTTGTAACCAGCAGTCTTTTCAGCAAACATTTGTTTAGTTGCAGCAGATATAGCCCCAATATTATCTAACTGAGAAATAGCTTGGTCTTCCTCTAACTTGGCCATGCGTTTTGCATTTGCTGCTAATTTGGGCGCATTCTTTAATTGACCTTCATAGTCGTCATTGTCGGATACTAACTCAATGCGTTCTTTTTCTAGCGCAATTCTTTCACCCTCATACTGAAGCTGTTTTTTGCCCATCTTATCCATAGCTAGGGCGACTGCTCCGATGGCGGCGCCAACCTCACCAAACACTAAAGCCAGTGATTCGGTCATTGATACTAAGTTCTTTGTAAATTCTTCTTGTTTAGCTAACTCTGTACTAGATTCTTTTTGTAGCTCTATGCCAGTTTTAATGGATTTATCTCGTTCTTCTAGTAAATTAACTTGCCGTTTGTAAGAATCTTCGGCAGTCTTTAGATCTTTGTCTAGATATTTTGTAGGCTTATTAAGTGATTTAGCTGAAGCAATTTTTGCTTCCATAGATGCTTTTTGAGCAGCCCATGTATTATCTAAAGTTTTTCGCTCTACTGCTAGTGCATTTTCTTGTTTAGCTAAGGCAATTGCGGCCTGTTTATCTGCCAATTCCTCGGCTTGTATAAATCCCATACGTTGACGGAAATTTAGTACGTTCTCAGAATTACCAATTTGAATATTAGCTAAATCTGTAGCATCTTTCAGCTCTTTAGCAGCAATATCTGCTGTTAAAGCACGAATTGACTCATTACCTGCTAAACGTTCTGATAAATGTTTATTATTTAAAGCTGAAATTTCTTGTGCTGATTTTTTAGCTAATGCATCTTGCTTAGCTGCAGTATCTTTAGCCGCTATTCCCGCATTTATGTAATTAATGCTATCTTTCGCATAATAAGACATTGCCTGTTCGGATAACTTAGCTTTTACAGCTAACTCATTTTCAACCTGTGCCTGTGTATTTTTTAATGCTTTAAGTTCTAGATCTTGCTTCTCTAGTTGATTAATTTCGGTATACCTACCAACTAATGCGATAGTCTGGGCATTTTCTGCAATTTTAGTATCTAATACTTGTTTCGATGTGACTAGACGATCTTTTTCCAACTGAGCATTTTGTACTGTTTCATTAGCCTTACTGTTTGCTTTTGATGCCTCTGCTTGTCCCAGTATACCGGCTCGTTGCTGTTCTCTACCAATCATTTGAGCAAATAAAGCTCCAGATTGTCTAACTGCTTCTCTCATCTCAGTAGACATATTGCTCTTAGAATCTAAAGAAGCATCGACTAATGCTTTAAATCCTTTAGTATCTAATGTGACAAACTTTTCTCTATTAGCTAATTGACGTAAGGATCTATCAATCTCATCTAGTTCAGGTGAGCTTGTTATACCTTTGGCTGTAATTGCCGCACGCGATCTCTCCAACCTATCTTTTTCTATAGCTATGGCTAGTAATTCAGTTTGTTTAGCGCTATAATAATTAGCATCAATTAAAGCTAATTGTGCTTTAAAATTGGCTTGCTCAAGTTTTCCTTCTTCAGCAGCCGTAGCTCCGCCTGCCTGTTTAAGAACAGACAAATATCCCTTAGCAGCAGTAATACCTCCCTGAGCTAAGGCTAAATTTAATGAAGCAGTTAAATTAGCTACACCTTTAGTAAATAGAACGGAATCCATTCCCTTACCAAATTCTTTAATTGCTGAAGCTTGGGCTCTCTCCCAAATATTTACCTGATCTTGTAAAGCCTGTTTATCCCTAATTCTTTTATCATTTTCTGCCTTAATCCGTAGATTAATAGCTTCTAATTCTTTTCGTTCTTGGGCATCAACTCCTCTAGGTATTTCACGTAGAGGTCTAGCTTTTGGTAAATCACCAACTTTAGCTAAATTAGCTTTGGCTTCTGCTAATCTGGTAGTGATTAACGTAAGTTCTTCTTTTGCTCTAATTAATTGATTAGCTGTATCTGGGGGTAGAAGGCTTAAAGTTTTCATGTCTCCAGATAACTTAATTAAGCTTGCCATAGCATTAGCTGGCTCTTTAAGAGCTTCAGCCATATTACGGCTAGACGTAATTAATAGTTGTCCAGCTTTGCCCGTATTATCTTTAGGTAATAGGGCATTGTTCATATCATCCACTAATTTAGCAATTTCAGTAATATTCCCTGCAAATGCTGTAGTGTATGAAGCTGAGTTATTAAATTCCTTTGACAGAGCACTTAAAGCCATTTGAGCATTACGTGCTTTTTCTATAAACTGTTCTTGTGTTAGATTTAGTTTACCTATAGCAGCCTCAAATTCTTTTGGTTTAGATAGATCTATACCTGAAATACCAAAAGTATCCGAAATAATCTTACTTGCCTGACCCTGTAGTGGGCCACCTTGTAGAAGTTTAAAACTAGAAGAAATTGATCCGGCAAAAGATTTTACTAATTTTTCAGCAGCACCATCAATAAAAGGAAGTTTATCTGCTACCCAATCCCAACCCTTCTCCCACCAACTTTGAGCTTCTCTCATTTTATTGAAAGCTCTAAGGCTAGTCTCAATAGAATCGGTTAACTCACCAAAGGCATTAGCTCTGGCTTGAATTGATTCAGTACTAAACGCTTTTTCAAAACCGCCTTTTTCAATAGACTCAAGCGTTCTGGCTACATTTTCTGTTGATGCTTCTACACTTTCTAGTGCACTAGAATAGGCTTCCGTTTCTTTTTTACCAGTACTAAATATAGCATTTAGTGTTTGGTATACTGTAACTACTATACCAACGTAGAAAAATAACGTACTTAAAGAACGAATTAAGGTTGTTACACCAGAAGTAACTAATGCAAGAGCTCCTTTTACTCTTGTAGCTCCAGCATTCCAGGCACCCATTGCCTTTTCATTTTTATTCCACTCTTCTCCGTTCTCTTTTATTTTATTACGAGCATTAGCAATTTGCATCTTTAAATCTTTCCATGCCTGAATCATACCCTTCTCAGGTACGTTCTTTGCTAAATCAGAAAGAATAGCTGCTTGTTGAGACTTAGCTACTGCTCTATCTGCTATGCGTGTTTGTGCCTGGTCATTTGATAAATAACCAAATAAACCACTTTTAGCCTTTTCCATTTTCGAAGGAGGATTATCTCCAACAAACTTAGCTCTAGCCATTTCTACTGCTAATTGCTCTTTTGCTGCTGCAGTTACCTGTCTAATTCCTTCGGCTTCTTTCTGTCTTTCGGCAGCATTAGTCTGTCTTCTTTTTGAAGCACCTTCTTCTAGAAGTGATAGTTTACCTCTAACTGCAGCTTGTTTTTCAAGAGCAGCAATTTTATCAGCGTCCATTTCTCCACTAGTAGCGCTCTTTAATAATTCGGCGGTAGATTTTGCTACTCTAGTGTTAGCCATTAACTGATCTGCTAAAGCTTTAGTTTTTGCTGCTGCCGCTGCTTCTCTTTTTCCGAAGTCAACAGTCATAGCTTCTGTAGCTTCATCTCTTCTAGATACACGTAACTTATTAGCTTCGATAGCGGCATCTCTAGCTGCTTTTGCTGCCCCTTCCATTTTCTCTCTCCATAGAGAAATAGCTGGTACGGCCTGACGTAACAGAGTCGTGGCAATAAGCCCTAACGTAGTTGCTAGAGCGGTAGGGCTAGAAGATAATAGATTAAGTAGTGGACCTAAGAAGTCATTAATTAAACTACCGGTAGCTTGTGCTAGATTATTAACACTAGCTTGTATCTTTTGATAAGGGTTAGCATCTAAATTAATGCTTCCGAATTTACGTTCACCTTCTTCTAGTACTGCATTAGCGTAACCCTGACGTTTTTCAAAGTCAGATAAAGAAGCTGCTGTTTTACCTAGTGTACGAGCATAATTACGGCTAGCCTCATCAACCTTAATCATAATACCTAATTCGTCTAATAATTCTGGTTCAATCTTTGTAATACCACGGCTTAGACGATTAATAGCATCGGACATATCTCTACCAAGAGCTTGAGATGCTTTCTTAGCAACTTCACCCATACGTAGAATATTTTGTGAAGACATACCCCCAGCACTAGCTTGGGCTACTGCCGTCATAGAATCTGCTAAAGAAAGTGCTCCGTCTGTGACTTCCATTAGTCCTTTAGCTACTTGTCCCAGATTACGGCCAGATGCAGCACCAAGCTGATCAAGACCTTTAATCATATTATCTATATTAGCAGCTTTATTTAGTGCCGTAAATGCAGCCGAAATCGCAAATATATTAGCAGCGAAAGTAGCATAGACGTGAACAAGCCCGCCTAAGCCTTTAGCTTGAGCGGCGAAATCTCTACCTGCTGCACCTGTCATCTCACCAACACCACGCGCAGTATTTGAATCCTGGGCAGCTTGTCCCATAGAGCGTTTATTAGCTAGTCCCTGCTGTGCGGCAGCAACTGGATTTGCTATACGACCAGAAGCGGCTGCGGCATGCTCTAGATTAGTTTTAATCTTTTCTGCGCCAGCATTTAATTTGTTTAGACTACCACCGTCGGTAAAATTAACATTTACGTTTTCGTTCATTAATGTAGTCCTCTCTATGTAAGTTCAAAATTTTGAACGTACTAATACAATTTTGTCTATTATACCATAGTGGTATATACTGGTCAAATGCAAATTTATTTTGGGCAAAAATAAACCCGCTAACATAAAATATTAGCGGGTTTATTGCTTACTTTTTGGTCTTTTTGCTTCAAGGGCCTTTGATCTAATATTATCAATAGACCCTATAAGCTCAAACATTACTTTTCTATCTTCTCTGGGAACCTCTAGTATTTCAAATATATCTAAAATACCATTATAGTTTTTACCTAAGTAAACTCCGTTCATAGTGTCCCAGTCGTCTTTAAGTTTTGAGTATATACTTAAAGCTTCCTGTACATCCATAGATAAATCATCATATTCTACTGGAATTTCACTCTCTATAGGTTCACTATTTAGCGCAGCGCACATATCAAAATAAGCATCCTTAGTCATTCCTAAGGAGCTATTTTGAAAATATGAATCAATTTGATTAATTATTTCGCTACGCTGGGTTTCGTAAAATTTGATAGTTCTGTCACAGTTTCACTAATAAATGCATCAAAATTAGAAGATGATTGCATTAAAAATAGAGCATTTTCAGAATCATACTCTAACTCAGAGTTAGGATCTTGTCCTGCTAAATCTACTGGAGCTAATTCTTCTAGGTAAGATAGTTTTAAACCTGTCCATCCTTTAATAGAAGAATCTACATATAGCTTCAGAAACAACTTGTCATCTAGCTCCTCAATAGGCTGTCTATTTTTATAAGTGGTCTTTGTTGCTTTCTTTCTGATACTAATTAACGTCTCTCGTGATAGAAATGCTACATTAATTTTAAATCCTGATAGTCCCGGATACTCTACTTCTACGGTTTTGCTAGGAACTAATAGTGATTTTAGTGAAACACTTGACATGGAATTGTATATCCTTTAATTATTGTTAAAAAGAAAAAGTAGGTGCGGTGATCAAGCCGCACCTTTATTGAAATTATACTGCGAAGTAATTAACTGTTAGATCGTTAGTTTGTGCTAGGTCATAACTTGCGTTAGCTCCTGTAATACTAGGATCGTATCCTTGAGCGTTAAAGTTAATTGTGGTTGACATAACGTCACCTGTTTCTACGGTTGGAACCTGTAAAACTACACCATTCATTTCTAGATCTGTTCTAATTGCGTTGGTTGAACCACCGATAGAAATACCTAGTTTGAACTTAGTTTCTGCAGCATTATCTGAAAGAATATCACTTAGAATTTGTGCGGTATTATTAGTACCAGTACGTAGATATGCTGTTACATTTCCGCTGATTGAACGTGTACCTGTGAAATATCCGATAGGAGTATTTACAACACCAATATTAGCAGGAACTACGTAACTTACATTATTAGCAATTGTAATGTTACCACCAGTTAGAGCAATATTGTAAGAAGTACCACCACCCATGATTTGCTTCTCTAGGGTCATTGTAGACAGCTTATTGGTAATATAGTTAGCTGCTGCAATTGTGGCTCTTGGTCCTGCTGTACCTGTAGCAGCACCAGTTCCGCTGAATATTGCATTGTTGCCGCTCATAGTTACTACTGCACTTGGTAGATACTTAAGTGCTGTACCTTTACCTGTCCATGTTACCTGTGCAATTCCATCTAATGCAAAGTCAATACTTGCTGAATCAAGAACGCAGTTATCGATAGCATAAACCGCATTATCTACTAAGAAATACATACCGAATTTCTGTAGTTGATTCTTGTTGGACATGCCAGTATTAACTTGGGCAAATGCTGCTTGAGATACTGCAGAGCTTTGTGTAAACCACGGATTCTTAAATAATTTTGCTGTTGCTGTTACTAAACCAGCACCTGTAGCTGCAGCAGTAGGGGGTGTTAGATATTCCACTGTCATAGCTGTAGCTGCTGACATTGTACCAGTTACAGTAATTAATTTAATTGGACCAGCCCATTCAGCTGCTGCAGTTGCTGTACTTGCAAAGTTACCAATATTAAGTACATCGCCCAATGCTACTCCGAAACCAGATAAGTTAACTGAAGCACAGTTAATAACTGCAGTAGAAGCTGTAGTTGATGCTCGTGTAATACCTGAACCTGTAATATTAAGTGTAAGACCTGTAGTATCAATAGCATTAGAACCAAATAATGCATTCCATAGTACTTCTTCTTCAGCACGTACTACGGTTGAGAAATAAGGTCTAATATATGTTGAGAAGCTGAATTCTACTGGATCAAGTGCGGTATTGAATGCGCGCTGTCCACGTACTGGAGAAGTACCTGCTTCTGATAGCTGAATTGTTTGTTGTTGGGTTGCTTGACCGAAACTAAACCCATCTAGGATAGTTAGTTCTAGTGTATTAGCCGTAGTCATTGACGCAGCTGTGGTACTTAGTACCCCACTATTTGCATCTACGTTAGTAGAGAACCACGCTCTAGAGTTACGTACAAGATTGAATGTTGATGCCATGTATCTTTCCTTTAAAGATTACGTACTAATTACTACTCTAACTAGATATTTATCTGTATTTGGTTTTAATCAGTACTATTGTTTCCCCATGCTAAGAGGCATAGGATCTCATATTACATTACTTGGTATCTTATGAGAAGATTTACTTCACCAACACCATAAGGATTTAATAATCCTTCGTCCGTAACTATTGAAGTAATAGAGATTTCTGAAGTACTATAATTATTAGTTGTATCGTAAATTACTACTCCTAAAGTAGAGTCTAATACGTTCTCAACGTCTTCTAGTAAATCTTCTAATAACTGTAGGGAATCTTCTCCCTTTGTATATACTTTCAGGGATACATTTAGGAAACCCCAAACAAAGTCCGCTGGCATATATTGTCTTGACTCTTGTCCAGCTACCACGTAGATAGAAGGAAAAGAGTTGCATTCGTCCCAAAACTTTAATTTAGTGTGTACTGAATTAAATAGATTAGACTTATATCCGGTACTTCCATCTATTACTTTAAGTTTATCTGCTAAGGCTTTTACTATACTAGATCTTCTTGACATATTGTCCAACCCTTTGATTTTTTTTACCTGCCCAGACAGTAGCCTATGAATAGAACTTTTTGAGATAGTGAGTGTACTCTCGCAAATTCATTTATGTTACTTACTTCGTACACTACTCCGTCAGGGGATAACACCTTAGGATACCTAATTCCTTTGCCATTTACTGTGTACTTGGTCTTGGGTATGTTTATTCTAGTTTGCTTAGTAGATACCTTTAGCAGGTTACGTACTTCTTCTAATAGCTCAGGGTACTGTTCTGATACCCAGTGGTGTTGCCTAGCATTAACTATATTTCTAAGTGTATCAGTATGTATACCAAATACTTTGGACGTAGTACTAATTGAAGACTTTGTATCTCTTAAATAATTAATAGCCTTTAATATAATGCCTCTACTATATTTAGAATTTCCTGCTTCAGTACCTTTTAATATGGGCGCTTGATATACTCTACTATATGTATTGAATCCATTATTTACACTATCGTAAATACTTATTATTTCTTCTTCTAAAAGATCTAACTCTGGTATACTACATTCCTCCAATATCTCTAGACTAGGTATTCCGTACGTATGTACTGCTTTAGTTAGTTTATCTGTAGCAGTACTATTTTTCATATTTAATAAATGCTGTGAGAAGCGTTTTTCTATATTTACAGATTGACCAATATAAACCTTATTAGTATTATTAAATACTAGTTTGTATATTCCTATTGTCATACTTTAAACTAAAATGGCCCTCATTCTATTTCCAACTAATGAAGCTCCTATCTCTCTAATACTTTTCGAGATTAGCAGTTTAGGGTCACGGGTTTTTGGATATTGCTGCAAGCCGCCGTCTGAGAACGTTCCATACGGGTTACGCATATAGCTGTAGAAAACAGAAATCATACCTGCTCTAGAAACCGAAAGTCTTTCAATATTAGCTGACTCGGCAAAACGTCCAGTTCTATAGTTAAGAACGTCTTTACGATTTCCAGTACCCATATTTTTGCGTACTTGAAGCGCTAATTTAGCTCTAAGTAAAGACTCTAGACTGGCTGTTGAACTAGTTACGCCTACATCTATTTTTATAGATTGTTTGGGTTTGCTTATTTTCTTAGCAATCCCTCTAATAGTAGCAGTTTTAGTTACTATTTTTGTAGTACTTTCTCTAACTGTGGTACTTTTATATTTAAGAGTTTTTACGCCTTTTATGTTATCTATAACATTTTGAACGATGTAGTCTATACCACTAGGAGATCCTGCATATTTATACATGGAACGTATAATAGCCGAAATATCTCTACTACTATGTGTCTTAGAAAGACCATCTTTAAGGTTAGCAAACTGCGCTCTTAATTTAGTAAGCACTGCGCTATTTTTTCCAAACTTTTCCTGCTTCTCTAAGGAAGTCCCTCTACGCTGATTCTCTGCGGAGTTTTCTAGAGTAACTACTGAGCCGCCTATTTCTGCAAATATCTTTAAAAACCCGTCTCCGAATTCCTTAGTTACTTTAACAGAGTGCTTTAACTGCTCTGTTTTAGTAGCATATATAATGCTAGCGGCGTCTAAGTCTACCTTCTTGCTTTTAAAAGAAGATCCTGGAGTACTAGCAATATCGAATAGTACTGAAAACAGTTTAGGTGAGTTAAATACGTACCTATCGCTATCTCCTACTTGAGCAGCAGAATGTCCTGCATCTAAGTATTCTCCTAGCTTTTCGTTTCTTCCTAATGCTATTAAAGATGCATTGACTTGTTTGTTTATTCTAGGGCCTACACCTACATAATTTGGAGCTACGATAATGTCTGCATTACTAGATATTGAAGCTGAATCTTCTAAGTAATAAGATTTAGAGAATAATTGTTTTAGTCTTACAGCAACCTCAGCAGAACTTAATGAAGTGTTATCTACAATAGCTATAATATTAGCTTTTAGTTGTGTAGAAGTTATTTTTACCGAAGAAGTAATAACTCTCTGTACGCCAGCCTTAATAGCTACCATTAAGGCTTGTTTAACTTCAGGAGATATCTTATCTCCATATTTATCTAGTTCTTTTTCAGTATCGGTATAATCTATTATACTTAATACAGGGAATACTCTATCTATAATATCTCTGAAAGATACGTTTTTACCCGAACCTGCGCTTGGAAATATAGACGTATCTAATGTTATATTTTTTTCGTCGATCTTGAGCTTATTTAAGATTTCATGTCCCAGATCTCTAATTATTGTATTAGAGACACGAATAATGCTCATTTAATCATAGCTCCCTGTATATAGATATAGTACGCGTCTAATGTGCGCTGGGAGATTAGCGGTAGTAATATATTCTATCTGAACACTATTAGTACCTGGAGCTTTTGGACTATGGATACTTGCATCATTCTTTATATAGTAAGTAACTAGATCCAGAACAGCTATTTTTAAATCTTCTGGTAGTACTTCATATCCGCCGGTGTAAGATACTTTGTATCCGTTTACATATTTAGGGAATTCTTCCGTAGTAATACTGGTAATCGTACCGTCTTCTATGTCTAAAACATAGTCTGTGTATTCTACTAATTCCGTATAAGTCTTACCGTAATCTGTACTAGCCTCAACGCTACTTATGGATAGTATAGGATATTCTTTTAAATATAGCTTACTCCATCCACC